ATATTTGTTTAGGAATACATGCTGGTGATCATGCTATTTATCCTGATTGTAGACAAGAATTTAGAGATGCAGATGATGCAGCCTTTAGAATTGGTAATTGGGAAGCGGAGAGAGTAGGTTACTTTACTCCTTATTTAGATACAGATAAATTAGGTATTTTAAAAGATGGATTGGTATTATGTCAGGAATTGGGTCTGGAATTTGATGAAGTTTATTCCAGAACTAATACTTCTTATAAGCCTTTTGCTAGTGGGAACAGTGATTATAAATCTGCTTCTTCTGTTGAACGAATTGAAGCGTTTATTGCTTTGGGTCGTCCGGATCCCGTTCAATATGAAGATGAAACTGGTCCAGTGGCTTGGGAAGTAGCTAGAGATTCTGTAGCAAAGGTATTAGCTGAACATTCAGCATAGTACAATTGTCTCATGGTGTAACGGTAGCACAGCTGGTTTTGGTCCAGCTAGTTAAGGTTCGAATCCTTATGAGACTACTAAATTAAATAAAATGAGAAACTTTATAGAGTTTTTATTAATATGGATTAGTCAAAATTTGGCTATACCATTTTGGGTTGTAGGACATATTCATTTATCAATTCATGATTTCCATGATGTAGTAGAAATAGTTTCTTCTTTAGGTATGAATATGATTGTAGCAGTAGGATTTGTAATAGATTATAGAAATCAAAATAAAAAGGTATGATAGATATTGATGGTATAAAAAAAGATAGAGAAAATTTAGAACATATGCCTAATCAAAAATGGCATCAAATTGTAAGTTTTATAAAATCCGGCTTTAGATTAGCTGGTTATGGACTTCTACTATATTCCGTGCCTATTGCAGTAGGGGTTCTTATATTTAGTGAGATAATAGGTATAATAGAAGAATTAGTATGAAACAAATTATATATTTTACAGCAAAATGGTGTGGTCCTTGCCAAACATTAGGACCAATTATGGAAGGTCTTTCTGGTGAATTAAATGTTAGAAAAGTAGATGTTGATCAAGATAGAGAACTTTCAGCTAAGTATGGAATTAGATCAGTTCCTTCATTAGTTTTAGTTAATGAATCTGGTGAGGAAATAAAAAGATCAGTAGGTGTTCAATCACGTGAAGTAATAAAAGAATGGTATAATGGGTAAATTTCAATCAAGTAAAGTATTTGACGGATTTAGTACAGTGTTCCGTCAGTGGAAAGCAGAAACAACACACTGTAGATTTGTTCATGGTTATGGTATTTCATTTAAAGTTTACTTTGAAGGTGACCTAGACGAAAGAAATTGGGTTTGGGATTTTGGAGGAATGAAGAGAGCAAAAACCCAAATTGATGGTAAATCCCCTAAAGAATGGATGGATTACATGTTTGATCATACTTTAGTAATTGCTGAAGATGATCCTTATATTAAAGCATTTCAACAAATGGATACAGCAGGAGTAGCTCAAGTAAGAGTAATACCAGCTACTGGCGCTGAAAAGTTTGCTGAATATATTTATAATAAGCTTAATGAGTTCGTTAATACTGAAACTGAAGGTAGAGTTAGAGTTACCAAAGTTAAGTTCATGGAACATGGTAAAAACGCAGCTTGTTACGTAGAATAAGTTTTATATAGTGACTGTAAAACCACTTAAAAAAATTAACATATGCACAAACAATTAAAAAGAATAGAGGACTATCAAAAGACTCTAGGGGTGTTAGAACTTTACACCGCGGTACAATCAGAAGGTTCAAGACAAGGTTATCCTACAATTGTTGTTAGGACATCAGGATGCACACATAGATGCTATTTTGGAGAAGGTGGATGGTGTGATTCTTGGTATACAAGTATTCACCCAGAAAAGGGTACTTTTTGTTTCCAAGATATTATAGACATGTATGATGCAAATCCTCATATTAAGGAAATGATGCTAACAGGAGGTTCTCCTACAATGCATCCTGCTTTAGTAAATGAACTTACACACTTTGCGAACGATAGAGAAATTTTTATTACGATTGAAACAGAAGGATCCCATTTCCTTCCTACCGATTATCCTATTAATTTGCTATCTATTAGTCCTAAGTTTAGCAACAGTATACCAGTGGTGGGAGCTATAACTCCTCAAGGTGCTGTTGTAGACGAAAAGATGGTTAAGAAACATAATTCAAAAAGAATGAATTTAGAAGCCATTAAACAATCTATTGAGTATCATTCCGATTATCATATCAAACCAGTAATAGATAAAGAATTATCTATGATCCCTGAAGTAGATGAAATGATTGAAAAATTAGGAATACCAGCAGAAAAAATATGGGCAATGCCTGCTGGTGATGATAGAGAGTCATTAATGGAATCTTACCCTATAGTTATGAATTTTGTCAGAGATAAGGGATGGCGTTTTACAGGACGTTCTCATATTATGGCATTTAACACTGAAAGATGTGTCTAGAGAAGAAGCATTAGAAATTTTAGAAGAAATAGAGGAAAATGTAGGGGTTTGTTGTGCCATAACAATGGAACCAGACGAAGTTTTAGTGTTAATAGATAAATTAAAAAGTTATTTAGAAAATGAAGTTTAACAAAACAATTGGAGTTTACGATAATGTAATTACAGATATCCAATGTGAAGATTTAATTAATATTTTTCACTCGGCTGAAAATGATGGTGCTATTAATATTGGTGCTATGGCTGGGGGAGTAGATAAAGCTGTTAAAGATACTACTGATTATGATTTACAATTAAATAGTTCATTTGATGGTTCTAGATTAAATCAATTAATAACAGATGTCTTTAATGACGTTTTAAATAATAAATACTTTAATGATTGGGGATTTGAAGCTGATTATTATCATAGAAGAATTGTTGATGATAAAACGTATTGGCCTTGTTTTAATATTCAAAAATATGTAAAAAATGAGGGTCATTATAATGCATTTCATCTTGAGTCTGAGGATATCAATTCTTGTAGTAGAGTATTTGTCTTTATTTTATATCTAAATGATGTAAATGAAGGAGGAGAAACAACTTTTCTATTTAAAGAAGATGGAGAAGATGATTTCTTTAAAGTAAAGCCTAAAGCAGGTAGATTAGTAATTCACCCTGCTGGTTGGCCGTTTATACATAAAGGTGAGATGCCTTTAAGTGATGATAAATATATTTTAACAACATGGTTAACGTACAAAAATGAGTAGAAAAAAAATACACAATGATTTAGAGGTAGTACAAGAAGGTTTTGCAAATGGAGTTGCACCTGGATTTCCTTTAAGTGACAAAGAAAAACAAAAAATGATTAATAAGGCAACTAAAGCCTATGCCAGATTTTTAGAAGCACTAAAATGTGATTGGCAAAATGATCCAAATTCAGCTGATACACCTCATAGGGTAGCAAAAGCTTATGTAAATGATTTATGGGCAGGTAGATATACAGCAATGTCTCCCATAACTTCTTTCCCTTCAGATGGTTATGATGGAATTGTAATTGAAAGAAACATTCCACTAACTTCAATGTGTTCACATCACCACCAAACAATTGGAGGAGTTGTTCATATTGGCTATGTAGTTGGAGATAATGGTAGAGTAATTGGATTATCTAAGTTGAATAGAATAGTAGAATTGTTTGGAAGGAGGGGAGCAATTCAAGAACAACTAACATCAGCAATTCATAACGCTGTAGATAAAATATGTGAAAATAATAAAGGAGTTATTGTAACAGTAGTAGGAACACATAATTGTGTAAGTTGTAGAGGTGTTAAACATCAAGGTGCAGCTATGGTTACTACAAAAGCAACTGGGGTGTTTAGAGATAATGATAATTTAGCTAGAAAAGAATTTTTTGATTCACTAAAAATAAACAATGGCGGACACAACATCTAAAGTATACATTGAATGGGCTGAAATTCATGAATTAGTAAATATAATTTGTGATAATTTAGCTTTATATCCTCATATAGATTCAGTACATGGATTAGCAAGAGGTGGATTAATTCCTGCAGTAATGATTTCTCATCAAAAAGGATTAGATTATGTTCAGGAAGCTAATATTACTGAAAATACACTTATTGTGGATGATATTTGTGATTCGGGACATACTTTAGATAATGCTCCAGGTTGGTGGTATGCTGTACTTCATCATAAACCAAGTGCTAATTTTGAACCTACAATTTGGGGTAAAATAATAAAAGACCAATGGATAGTATATCCTTGGGAAAGAGAAGATTCTGAAACAATACAAGATTATTTAAAAAATGAGTAAACAATTAACAATTTTCGATGCAATAAATGGGTATACTGAAGCTCCGCCTTCAGTACCTTTTGTTGACGAAGTAGAAATATTTAACGCCACATTTGGCAAAACAAACAATTATGAACCGACGATACCAGAAAAAAAGGAATGGCAATTCGTATACGACTTTGTACTTGAAGAACTGGAAGAATATAGACAGGCTTGCGAAAACGGAGACATCGTGGAAATTTTGGATGCTTTGTGTGATATTACTTATGTTTCCCTTGGGAACGGGACTATGTTACACGGCCTTAAAGATAAGATATGGCCAGCATATCAAGAAGTACAAGCATCAAATTTATCGAAGTCTTGTAGCAATGAGAAGGAAGCCATGGAAACTGTCACCATCCGCTCTAAAGAACAAAATGAGCCATGTCACTATGAACAAGTGGGGGAAAGATACGTAGTATATAGAACTAGAGATAGAAAAGTAATGAAATCAATAAATTATTTTAAACCTGATTTAAAGCAGTTCTTTTAATGTATATAAAGTGTTACGCAACTAAAATAAAGGGTAATAAATATAAGATTCACCTTTGGGATGAATTAGGTTATGATGAAATAGATTATTACAATGCTGCATACCAAGAATGTAGTGAAGCAGATGCTACACATAAAGGTATAAAGGGAGAAAACCTAAGAAAAACTACAAAGTGGGATAGGAATGATCCTAATTTACATTTTCATGATATGAAACCTCACCAAAAATATCTTGTAGAAAGATATGGTACTGTAGATGATACACCTGAGGGACATAAAGAATTATTTTTTGATATTGAGTGTGAAATAGGTGGAGCTTTAACTGAAGAATATATTGAAAGTGCTCCTATGCCTATTACTTCTATAGCTTGGTGGTATAAACAAAAAGATGAATGGGCTATATTAATTCTAGATAAAAAAGGAGAATTAAAACATACTAAAGCAAGAAATAAAGAAATTATACCTTGTAAAACAGAAGCTGAATTATTAGCATTGTTTTTAGAACGTTTTAGAGATATTGATCCTGATATTTTAGTAGGTTATAATAGTGATTATTTTGATATACCTTACTTATATTACAGAATGTGTAATGTTATAGGAGCTGAATGGGCAGATCATTTATCACCTATAAATAAAGTAAATGCTAAAAAAGACAATCAATGGTTTTTTAAACGAAATCAATTTGTAGATATTATAGGAGTTGAATCTTTAGACTATATGAGATTACATAAAAAGTATAGTTGGAAAGATGAACCAAGTTGGAAATTAGATGCTATTGGAGAAAAATATGCTGGTGTAAATAAAATAGAATATGATGGAAATTTGGATCAATTATTTGAAACAGATATCCATAAATTCATTCAGTATAACTTTCGTGATGTTGAAATATTAAAGTTATTGGATGAAAAACTACAATATTTAGCATTAACTAAAAATCTATCTCACAAAGGTAAACACAATTATAGTGAAGTTTATTCTAATAGTGTAACACAAGATGGAGCTATTTCAGCTTATATTTTACATCAAGGATTAATTCCACCCCCAAGACATAAAAATGCTGAAGCTAAAAAAGGCTATGCTGGGGGTTATTTATTTTGTCCTAAGGCAGGATTGTATAAATATATGTTTGATGAGGATTTAACATCGCTGTATCCATCTATAATTATGTCTTTAAACATAGGTAGAGAAACCTTCAAGGGACGTATCATAGATGCAGATGATCGCAATAATAGATTGGGTTTAAACGATTTAAAAGAACGTGATCCACAAGAAAAATTACTAGTAGAAAACAAACAAAAGAAACAAGCTTATGTTCCTATTAGTAAATTAATTCAAATGATAGAAGAAAATAATTTATCTATTTCAGCTAATGGAGCCATGTTTAGTACTGATAATGAATCCTATTTATCTAGTATATTAAATAAATGGTTTGATGAAAGAGTAAAGTATAAGGATGAAATGAAAAAAGCATTTAAAGCTGGAAATAAAGAAGAAGGTGAATCATTTTATATGAAACAATATACAATGAAAATTTTACTTAATAGTCTTTATGGTGCTACAGCTTTACCTGGTTTTAGATATGGATTACCAAAATCAATTTTGAGTGAAGCAATTACGTTAACAGGATGGAGAATTATCCAAGAAAGTGCTTTATGTGCTAATAGACATATGAACAAAGTATTAAGAGGAGAAATTACATTATGAAAATAGAAGTATCAAATGGAGAATTGCTAGATAGAATTTCTATTTTAGAATTAAAAAAACTTAAAATAGATAATCCTTCCAAGTTGGCTAATGTTGAGATGCAGTTTTACAAAATAAATCCTTTATGTGTAAAATTATTTGAAGAAAATGATAGTACTTTACAATCTACTTATTTACGTTTAGCTAAAATAAATGGAATACTTTGGGATTTAGAAAATAAAGTAAGAGACCCTAAAATTAAAAATAAAGAATTTGTAAATACAAGTAAACTTATTTTTAAATACAATATGGAAAGAAATAGAATTAAAAATGATATTAATATTATCACAAATAGTGATTTTATGGATATTAAAGAATATGAATTATAATAAGGAATTTGGTTTAATTTATTGGGCTACTGCTGGTTGTGCTAGTAGAGTAGGTCTTGGTGTATTTGATAGTCTTGGAGATAGGTATACTTATTATCCTTGGAAAAATAAAGAAGAATTATTAAGTTCATTTTTACATGATCAAGGTATTCCTCCTGGTTGTGATGATTATCAAATTATTTGTGCCATAAGAAATCCATATACTAGAGCAGTATCAGCTTATATTGATTTAAGATCTGATGGTAGGGATTTTAGTTTTAAGGATTATTGCTTTAATGACAGGTATAGTAATTATCCTGATAATAAAGATTTATTTTATTGGTATGAATGGAAAGATTTAAGAGTTCCTGATTATTTTATAAGATTGGAACATATGAATTTAGATTGGAGAAGTATTCCTTTACTTGAGGATAAATTAAATAATTTAGAAAACCTAACTAACGTTAACACAGTTGCTGGTGAAAAACCACTTGATGAATATGACGTGAATGGGCACCAAAAAGTTACTAGATTTATGGATCAGGAAGTAGCTGATTTAATATATGAAAAAGATAAAATAATATTTGATTTAGGCAAATACGATAGAGATAGCTGGAAATGAAACATTTAGAAGATACACCTTGGTTTATATGTGATAAGGAAGATCAAAATATGTGCGCATATGTTGATACAGATTCTAATTACTTTAATGCTGAACCAGTATTGAAATATCTTTATCCTGATTTTGAAGATTATCCTAATGATAAAAAGGATAAATTATTAGAAGATTTAGCATTAAAATACCAAGACATAATAACGGATCATTATGATAAATTAGCTGAAGATTGTTTTAATATTAAAAGTCATAGACTTGAAATGAAAACAGAATGTGTTATTAGATCTGCTTATTTTAGAGCTACAAGACGTTACGCACAGTGGATTACTAAACAAGAGGGAATTAAAAAAGATACTTTAGATATAAAAGGTTTAGAGTATATGAAAGCTAATTTTCCACCTATATTTGGTAAGTTTTTTAATAATATATTAGAGCAAGCACTTAAAGGAGTAACACAAGATGAAATATTATCTCAAATAAAAGAATTTAAAGATAAAATATTAAGTGGTAAAATACCTTTTACTAAATTAGGAAACCCAACTTCAGTTAAAAAATTAGATAAATACTCTGGTAGAAAACCTAGAGCAGGAGAAATGTTTACTGAAATAGAAAAGGGAGCTCCTGCACCTGTAAGAGCAGCTATTAGGTATAATGATTTACTTAAATTTTGGAATTTAGATAAAAAACATAACCAAATAACAATGGCAGATAAAGTTAAATGGATTTATTTAAAAGAAAATCCATATAAAATAGAAGCGTTAGCATTTCTAGATTATGATATGCCAGATAAAATAAAAGAATTTTTAGAAAAGTTTGCTGATAGGCAAAAGGTATTTGAATCAATATTATTAAATAAATTAGAAGGATTCTTTACTGATTTACAGTGGAGTTTAGATTTAAACCCTGCAATAAATGCGTTTGATTCCTTTGAGATATAAAATAAGTTACGTATATTATAGTCATGATAAATAAAAGTACATTACAATCATTTATTTCTAAGTATTACTTGGGTGGTTTACATAACCAAGTTAAATGGAGAGTAAAAGATAACCAATTAGTGGTATATGCAGGTTCTCCAGGTAGAGTATGTAAGACTCAATTAGATATTTTCGAATTTGAAGATAGTGAATTGGGTATATTTGATACAAATAAATTATTAAAGTTAATATCTGTTACAAATGGTGATTTATTATTATCATCGGAAAAAATAAATCAACTTCACACTAAATTAAATATAGCGGATTCTAATTTTGAATTATCATATGCCTTAGCAGATACTTTAATTTTAGGTAAAACTAAATGGTATAATGATCCTGAAGATGGATTTGAGATCGAATTAGAGTTATCAACTGAAGATGTTGATCATTTAATTAAAGCTAAAAATGCATTAGGAGATAATTCATCATTACAAATACACCCAGCTTCTGATTTAGATGGTCAACCAGTATGTGAATTTTTATTTGGAGATGATACTGGGTTTTCAAGTAAAATACAATATCAAGTACAAGGTATAATAAAAGAAAATAGTAGTGGACTTAAATTTGATTCAGGTATATTTAAAGAAATATTAGTATCAAATAAAGATTTAGAAAACTGTCAATTAAAATTATCAAATAAAGGAATGATGAAAATATCATTCCAAGGAACTATAAATGATGTTCCACTTAGTAGTATTTATTACATAGCAATAAACGAATAATATGGAAGATTTAAGAGAAAAAGATATGTCCCCTGATTCAGATTGGGGAGTAATATATTCAAACAGATTTAAAATTAATACCGAACAAAAGAAAAGGTTTATCATAGTAGATGATTTTTATGAAGATGTTGATGCCGTTAGAGATTTTGCTTTAAAACAATATTTCTTTGATGATGAAGGTTATTTAGGTATGAGAACTAGAAAACAACATTTTTTTGATGGCGTTAAAGAAAGATTTGAGGAATTATTAGGTATGGAAATTATTTCTCCTGATGATTGGGAAGATTATGGAATGAATGGTAGATTTCAATCTTGTATTGCTGGTCAATCTAGAGTATTTCATTGTGATCAACAAAGATTTGCCGCTATAGTTTATCTTACTCCTGATGCTCCTATTGGGTCTGGTACTAGTACTTTTCAACATAAAGAATCTAAAGTATTTCACTCACAACAAAGAACACCAGAAGGAAAAACTATTGATGATGCCTTTAATCAACATACTTTTGTTGATTCATTCCCTTACGAATTAATGGATCATTGTGCTAATGTTTATAATAGATTAGTTATTTTTGATGCTCGTTTAATCCACTCACCAGATGAATATTTTGGTCATAATATTGAAACGGGTAGACTATTTCAAATGTTTTTCTTTGATGCTAGATCTAGAAGTGCATTTGATGCTCCTGATGGTGCAGGAAAAGTGTAATGAGCAGAATCAATAAATTAATTGGGGCATTTGGTAATATGAATCAAATCCTCAATGGGATAAAAAACAGAGTATTTCAATCAGATGAAGTAGAAGAAATAGCTTGGAAACGTTGGGAAATTTGTACCCAATGTGAGTTATTTGATACAACCGGAAAAGAATGTGCCGTACCAGGTACTGGTCCTTGTTGTGCTGATTGTGGTTGTATTTTAAATCTTAAGGTAAGATCTTTATCATCCGATTGTCCAAAAGGTAAGTGGGCGGCTTTTATGGATGAAGAAACTGAAAAAAAATTGAAAGAAAGCTTGGAGAAATAAGCGATCTTTCGTATGTTGTATATATGTATAATAAACAAAACATTGTAGCTAGGGCACAAGTTTTATTTTTATTAACCGAGAGCTTCGGCCTCACAAATTAAAATGATATGAGTACATTAGAAATCTTTGAAAGGCATATAAGTCCTTTCGACATCCTTTTTAGGAATCACTTTAAATCTGACAGCACATTTCAACCTGTTGGAAATTTCAAACAACCACATCCACTTAATATTTTCTTTGACGATGCAGGACTTCATTTTGAAGTAGCTTGTACTGGTCTTACTAAAAAAGACGTAGTCTTAGATATTGAAGGGGATATTTTAAAAATTAGTTACACTAAACCTGAAGAAGATAAATTCCATGAAGGAATGATTCATAATGGTTTATCTAAAAAATCATTTGATTTAAGATACAAAATTGCACCTAAATTTGATTTGGGTAATATTGATGCATCTTTAGCAAATGGTCTATTAGAAATTTTTATACCATTAGCTGAAGAAGCTAAACCAAAATCTATTAAGATTAAATAAAAGTTTTACTGAAAAAACGTGTCCTAGCAGATGTTTTTTCGTATATTGTCGTTATGAAAAAAAGCAAACAACTTACAATTATTGAGGATCCAAAATTGGAACCTTATTTTATAACAAAGGATGACCATTGTTATACTGTACAAGAACGTATTAAGCCTAATGCTAACCATTTTAGAACAAAAGGTAAAGGAAAGGAATATAGTAAACCCCAAACTTACCACCCTAATTTAGGTAGTGCATTAGAATCTATTTCAAAAATGCAATTGCATACGAAAGAAAATTACACATCTATTGATGATGTTATAGAAAATTATAAAAAAATTGAATTAAATATTAAACAATACATTGAACAATTATGAATTTAGAAGCATTATTTGATGCAGTTATAGTTAAACCTATTGAAAACGAGGAAGTTACTTATGGAGGTATTATTGTACCAGATATGGGTAAAGAATTAAATGAAGTAGGAGAAGTTATAGCTGTCGGTCCTGGAAAACATACACATTCAGGAGAATTTTTAGAAACAATTATTAAGGTAGGAGATAGAGTTGTCTTACCAACTATGGGATTCACTAAATTACAATTTGATGGTGATGAATATTATGTTGGTCCTGAGAATCAAATCTTAGCCAAAATAAAAGTGCCAGTAGAAGATATACTAGCAGAGACAGAAGTAAGTGAAATTGATAAAGAACATTTAACTGATATTTAATATGAAAAAAGTAGAATTTGGCAAAGAAGCCAGACAAAATTTAATTAAAGGAATTGATATTTTAGCTGATGCTGTAGTTTCAACTTTAGGCCCTAATGGTAGAAATGTTGTTATAGGAAAAGGCATTGTTGAAGCACCTCAAAGTACAAAAGATGGTGTTACAGTAGCTAGAAATATTGTATTAAAAGAAACTAATCAAGAACTAGGTGTTCAGTTAGTTAAGTATGCTGCAATTAAAACAGCAGATAAAGCAGGAGATGGTACAACTACCTCTACTCTATTAGCAAGAGAAATTATAAAAAATGGTTTAACAGCTTTAGATAATAAAGAAAATGCTGTTCAAATTAAAAGAGAAGTTGATCAAGCAGTTAAAGATGTTGTTTCTCAATTAAAAGAAATGTCTGAGGACATAAGTGAAGAAAACCAATTACAACAAATTGCTACTGTATCAGCTAATAATGATGAAGAAGTAGGTAAACTAATTGCTACTGCAGTAGATAAAGTAGGACAACAAGGTGTTGTTCATATTGAATCTTCTAGAACAGCAGATAACTATATTGAAACTGTAGAAGGTATGCAATTTGCTAGAGGTTATAAATCACCTTATTTTGTTACAGATAATAATAACATGACCTCAGTCTTAGAAAACCCAGCTATTCTTATTGTTGATGGTAGATTATCATCTGTTAAAGAATTACTTCCAATATTAGAAGCAGTTGGTGCTCAAGGTAAATCATTATTAATTATTGCAGAAGATATAGATAATGAAGCATTAGCAACTCTTATTGTTAATAAAATGAGAGGTACATTAAGTGTTTGTGCTGTTAAAGCTCCCGATTTTGGAGATAGAAGAAAACTTATCTTAGAAGATATTGCTATCACTACAGGTGGTACTGTATTTAGTAAAGATAAGGGTATGAAATTAGATAAATTCTCTTGGGATTGGTTTGGTGAAGCTAGAGTAGTTACTGTAGAAAAAGAACAAACTACTATAGTTGATGGTAAAGGTGAAGTTGAAAAGATTGAGGCACGTATTGAAGAAATTCAAAATCAACTTGATAAATCAAAAACACCTTATGAAACAGAACAATTACAAAATAGATTAGCTAAGTTTGTAGGTGGAGTTGCTATTATTCATGTAGGTGGATTTACTGAAACTGAAATGAATGAAAGAAAAGATAGAGTTGATGATTCATTACATGCAACAAAAGCTGCTATTGAAGAAGGAATACTTCCAGGAGGTGGTGTTGCTTTACTTTATGCTAGAGAAGCCATTAAAAATAGAAATAATACTGGTGCTCAAATAGTTTATAAAGCATGTGGTAAACCATTTGAACAAATATTACTAAATGCTGGTTATGATAAAACTGAAGCACAATTATTAGGTAAATATAAATTAGTTGATTCAGGTAATGATCATTGGGCTGGTATTCATGTAGATGAAGGTAATGTAATTGATTTTAAAGAAGCAGGAATTATTGATCCTACAAAAGTTACTAGGTTAGCATTACAAAATGCTGCTTCAGTAGCAGGTACAGTTTTATTAACTGAGTGTACTATTATTGAGGATAAAGATAGTGATGAGTTTAAAGATAGAGGTTACGAAAATAATGGAGTACCTCAACCTTCACTTGGAATGTAATAAATTGTTTCGTATATTATAGTATGGCAAAAAAGAAGGTTATAGAAGAGAATATTTTAATTGCTCGCAGAGTACCACCAGGAGACAAGTGGAGACTTGTTGCCAATGAGCCTGATGGTCAAGTCCATAATACGCTTACTGATACCTTGGAAGCTTATATGGTGAAAACTGGCTTTAAGGGGGAGTATAGGTTAGCTCCCCTGAAAAGTGAGTTGTATGCGATTTCTACAACTGAAGAAGAAATAAAACCAGAACCAATTAAACAATATTCTATTTATGGAGAGTACTAATCATAGTTTACTAGTTGAAAAATATAGACCTACAGTATTAGAAAATTATGTAGGTAATGATAATATTAAATCTGTAATATCTAAATACCTAGAACAAAATGATATTCAGAATTTTATATTTTATGGACCTGCTGGTACAGGTAAAACTACATTAGCCAAGTTAATAATTAAAAATTTAGATTGTGATCACATTTATATTAACGCTTCTGACGAGCGTGGGATCGAAACTATTAGGGATAAAGTCTCTAGTTTCGCATCGGTTGCTTCATTTAAGCCCCTCAAGGTTGTTATCTTGGACGAGGCGGATTTTCTCACGATTCAAGCGCAAGCATCGCTCCGAAACATAATAGAAACATTTTCTAGAACTACAAGATTTATTTTAACTTGTAATTATATAGAACGTATAATTGATCCATTACAATCTAGGTGTCAAGTACTAAAAGTAGTTCCACCTAATAAAAAACAAGTTGCATATCATTTGTCTTGGATTATGGATAAAGAAGGTATTGCATTTGATATGGATGATTTAGGTTCCATAGTATTACAGTTTTATCCTGATTTAAGAAAGTGTATTAATACTATTCAAGCTAATACTGTTGATTCACAACTTAAATTAGATAAATCAGTTTTATTTTCATCTAATTATATAGATGAAGTGATAACTGAATTAAGTAAATCAAAACCAAATTTTAAAAATATTAGACAAATAATTGCTAATGCTAATACTGATGATTATGAAGATCTATTTAGAACTTTATATGATAGAGCAAGTGATTATATGCCTGGTAAAGAAGGTACAGTAGCTATTTTAGTTAATGACCATCAATACAAAGCTAATTTCCGAATTGATAAGGAAATTAATATAATGAGTTTAATTAATAATTTAATAAATAATAAATAATATGAGAGGAAGTGCAGGTGGTGCTACACCACAACAACCACAAGTTAATGTTGATTTACAATCAACTAAACCAGTTAAAAATTCTAAAGGTACAGACATTTGGAAATCAAGAGTTATCCTTAGAAAAATTTCTAAATATGTTGCAGGTACTGATAGTGATGCTATTATGCCTATTCCAGTTTTTGTTGATCCTTATAATGATAAGATATTAGCAGATGGATTACCAATGGAATTAAGAGAAGAATTAGCAGACAACAGTATTTTATCTGAGTAGAATGATTAAAAATGTTTGGGATTGGTTAAAACAGATTAATTCAATTAAATCCGATCCCTCATCATTCTCAGATAAAGATTGGGAACTTTGGAATAGTTATATGATTCATAGATTTATGTCTATGAATAGTGATTTTTTAGAGTTAGTAAATGAAGCTCAAAAAATTCACCCTCAAAATAAAGAACAAATATACTCAATTTATAGAGAATATGTTCCTAAAAATAATAAGTGGAATAAATACATTAAATCTAATATTAAACAACAGAAAAAGGAGTTATTAGAGTATTTATCTCGGTATTGGGAATGTTCACAAAATGAAGTAAGAGAATATTTGAATTTTTTGGAAGACGATGAAGTTCTTCGTATATTGAATAGAATGGGAGTTCAACAAAAAGAAATAAATAAATTATTATGAATATAGAAGTATACAATTTTTTAAAAAAAGAAGCTGAAGCTGATAAAGCTAAAGCATTAGCAAGTGTTAAATTACTTACAGGTCATCCTGCAGGTATAGGTGATCATTCAACTAAAGATTATTGGGATAATTGTACTGAAGCCCTTAAATTATTAGCTTCTGCTGAAGAAAGGTTAGAAGTATTAGAAAAATACTTTAACAGCAAAGAGCAGGTCAATGGGTGATAGTGTAAAAAAGTACTACGAATTAATTAGTGAAGAAGAAATGGATAAATTAGAAAAATCAACTGAAACAATTGATGGCTTAGGTGTTATAGAGGTATTTGAAACTGAATACCCTGAATTAGCTGATGAATTTAAATCAATACAAGAAGAAATGTATGAAATGTTTGCTCGTAAACATATGGATTATGGTTTAAATAATATTGCTTTAGGTGGTGATTTAACTAATGAATCAGATAAAAAGTTTTCACTTACAGGTTTATGTATCAGACTTACTGATAAAATTTCTAGACTAAAAAACCTTCTTGCCAATGGAAAAAACTTTGTTAAAGGAGAAGGAATGGAAGATACGTTTATTGATATAGCTAATTATGGAATTATTGGCTTATTAGTAGGACGTGATAAATGGAAAAAATAAGTTTTGGCAAAAAAAATACCTAAAATAGTTAAGGAAATTCAAAAGAATCTTCCCGAGAAGTTAAACTATGCTTTTCAAAAGAATATATCTTATTCTCAATTAACAATGTATAAGCAATGTCCTCATAGATGGAAATTGCAATACAAAGATAAAATCAATCAAAGAGAACCTAACATTTATATGATTTTTGGAATTGCTATTCATGAAACAATTCAAGAATATTTAACTGTATTTTATGGTAAATCTAAAGTTGCGGCACAAGCATTAGATTTAGAAGAAAAATTCCAAACAGTATTGATGGAAGAATATCAAAATCAATACAAGAAAAATAACGAAACTCACTTCTCATCAGCTATTGAAATGAGAGAATTTTATGAAGATGGAGTTGAAATACTTAAGTTTTTTAAGAAAAAAGTAGGTGGTTATTTTTCAAAACGAGGTACTCATTTAGTAGGAATTGAGTTACCTATTCTAAACCGTCCTAATAAAATGTTAAATAATTTATTTTATAGTGGATTTTTAGATGTTGTTTTATATAATGAAAATAGTGATACATTTGATATTATTGATATAAAAACAAGTACTAATGGATGGGGTGATAGAATGAAAAAAGATGAAGATAAACAATTTCAATTAATTCTATATAAACAATACTTCTCAGAACAGTTTGGTATTCCTTTAGATAAAATTGATATTAAGTATTTTATAGTTAAAAGAAAAATCTGGGAAAAAAGTGATTGGCCCCAAACTAGAATACAAGAATTTAAACCCGCAAGTGGAAAAATTAAATTAAATAAGGCTAAAAAAGCTATTACTAATTTTATTAGTGAGGTATTTAATTCAAAGGGTGAAATTAAAGATATGAAATATCCTTGTAAATGTGGACAATGTCAAACTATTTGGACTTAGATATTTATTTTTATATATTTACATATATGTATAACCAAATATAATGTTATTAAATAATCAAGATTATGAGTAATAAAAAACCAATGACACTAACAAGTGTAAAAGTTCAATCCGGTCTATTTGAAAATTTTAAAATAGAGTGTGTAAAGAGAAAATTCTCATTTCAAAAACTTGCTGATCGAGCAATTTATTTGTACCTTACAGACGAAGATTTTAGAAAGCAAATTACTAATCAAACAAATTTAGAACTTTAAACAAAAAAATTAAATGAATAAAAGTTATAAGTATCTTCCTAAAGATAAAAGGAAGAAGATATTATTAATCACTGATGATATTAGAGTACATTCTGGTGTAGCTACAGTAGGAAAAGAAATAGTATTAGAAACTTGTCACCACTATAATTGGGTTCAAATTGCAGGTGCTTTAAAACATCCCGACAAAGGTAAAAGAATGGATATTAGTGCTGATTGTTCTAAGGAAGCTAAAATAGATGATGCTAGTGTTTTTCTTTGGTGTGTAGATGGATACGGAAATGCTGATATTTTAAGACAAGTTATGGCAACTGAAAAACCAGATGCTATTTTACTTATTACTGACCCTAGATATTTTACTTGGGTTTTTAATATGGAGCATGAAATTAGAAAAATATGTCCTATTACCTATTTGAATATTTGGGATGATTATCCAGCACCAATGTATAATAAACCTTTTTATGAATCCTGTGATATGTTAATGGGTATATCTAAACAAACTGTTAATATTAATAAATTAGTTTTAGAAGGAGAAGATAATAGTAGAAGAGTTTTTAAATATGTTCCTCATGGTCTAAACTCAGATCATTATTATCCTGTAGATAAAAAGGATAAAGATTATTTAGCTTTTAGAAAACGAGTATTAGGTAAAGATGATGCTAAAACTAAGTTTGTAGCATTTTTTAATTCTAGAAATATTAGAAGAAAACAAATTCCTGATACTATGGTAGCTTTTAGAGCATTTTTAGATAGTCTACCTAAGGAAGAAGCTGATAGTTGTAAATTAGTTTTACATACAGAATTAAATTCTAATCATGGAACCAATTTATTAAAAGTAAATGAATTTTTATTTGGGGAAAAATATAAAAATAATGTGTTATTTTCTACTAATAAACTTTCAAGAAAGGAATTAAATTATTTTTACAATTTAGCTGATGTTCAAATGTTATTAACCTCAAATGAAGGTTGGGGATTAACAATTACTGAAGCAATTTTAGCTGGTACACCTATTATAGCTAATGTTACAGGTGGAATGCAAGACCAAATGAGATTTGTAGATGATAAAGGTAATTGGTTTACCCCAAATGCTGATATTCCTTCTAATCATAGAGGTACTTATAAAGAACATGGTGAGTGGGCATTCCCAGTTTATCCTACCAGTAGATCTATTCAAGGTTCTCCTCCAACACCTTACATTTTTGATGATAGATGTAGATGGGAAGATGCTGTAGAGAGATTAATTGAAATTTATAATCTAACTCCAGAAGAAAGAAGTAAAAGAGGATTAGCGGGTAGAGAATGGGCTATTAGTGATGAAGCTGGATTTACAGCTAAACATCAAGGGCAAAGAGTTTTAGAAGCATTTGATGAGTTATTTCAAGTGTGGAAACCTAAAGCTAAAATGTCTATTTCAAACCTTAATGAATATAAAGGTAAATTTTTAAATCATAAATTAATATACTAATGAGTAAATCAACGTTCTATATAAGTGCACCTTTTGATACCTATAGTGGTTATGGGGCACGTTCAAGAGATATTATTAAAGCTATTATTGAGTTAGATAAATATGATGTTAAATTAATACCTCAAAAATGGGGAGATACAACGTGGGGTTTTTGTGCTAAACATGAAGAGTGGAAATTCTTATGGCAACACGCAGTTCAAGGAATCCCTCAAGGTGTTCAACCTGATATTTGGATGCAAATTACTATCCCAAATGAATTTCATCCTATGGGTAAATTTAATATTGGGTGTACAGCAGGAATAGAAAGTACTGGTTGTCAAGGTGAATGGGTAGTTGGTTTAAATAGAATGAATATGAATTTTGTTTCATCTAAACATAGTAAACATGTATTTGAAAATATTGAATTTGATGCTTTAGATCAAGCTGGAAAACCAACAGGTCAAAAAATACGTAATCAAAAACCAATTCATGTTGTTTTTGAAGGTGCTGATTTAGATATATATAAGCATTTACCATCAAAAGAAGTAAAATTAGATTTAAATGAAATTAAAGAATCTTTTTGTTTTCTATTTGTTGGTATGTGGATGGAAGGAGCAATTGGACATGATAGAAAAAATGTAGGGTTAATGATTAAAAACTTCTATGAAACTTTTAAAAATAAAAAAGGGGCTAAGCCTGCTTTAATTTTAAAGGCATCAACAGGAGTAGATAACCATCTAAGTAAGGATGCAATACAAGAAAAAGTTAAAGAAATTAGAGAATCTATAGGTGGAAGTGATTTACCTAATGTTTACTTACTACAAGGTGATTTTACAAACCAGGAAATGAATGAATTGTATAATCATCCTAAAGTAAAGGCAATGGTTTCTCATACTAAAGGAGAAGGTTATGGTAGACCTTTAATGGAATTCTGTTTATCTAAAAAACCAGTAATCGCTTCTGGTTGGTCAGGTCAATTAGATTTTCTAAATCCTCAATATGCCTATTTATTACCTGGTAAAATGGAACAAGTCCATGAATCCGCAGCTAATAAATGGCTATTAAAAGAATACCAATGGTTTAGTGTTGACCAGGGACATGCTACTAAAGCATTTAAAAATGTTTTCAGTAATTATAAAAAGTATATTGTTCCAGCGAAACAACAGGGTCATTATATTAAAACTAATTTTAGTAAAGATAAAATGAAAGAATTAGTAGGTAAAATATTAGACGCTAATATACCTGAATTTCCTAAACAAGTAGATTTAAAATTACCTACAATTAATCCTAAAACCAAAGTAGAATTACCTAAATTAAATTAATATGCAATACGATGAAATAATAAATTGTCCTAAGTCAGGAGGTGACTTATGTTACAAAGTAGAAATAAGTAAAGATATAACTAACTATTTAAGTTTATCTTGTGGGTTTTGGACTAATTCTTTAATGAAAGAAGGTTCTGAATTTTATAATGAACAAATAGTTACACTACCTGAGCTTTATAAGGACATAGCTTGGGAAGACCCAGAAACAAATTTAATTTGGATCCCTAATACAATTAACATACCTGAATCAGGAATGGTTTTTGCAAATGGGGCAAGTAAAGATAATTGGAGCTGGGCAGGTGTAAAAGCAGTAAAATTAGAAGAAGGAGATGAAGCAAAAGTAGAAGGGCAAACACATAAAATGGATATGTCAACACTAAAATCATTTGCAGAACGTGATTATATGGATGCTCTTTCGTATATTGGAGTATTACCTGAATAAATTATGAAGATAAGTTACGCAATTACAGTATGTAATGAATTAGAGGAAATAACTAAATTATTAAATTTTCTTATTGAGAAAAAACGTAAAGAAGATGAAATAGTTATTTTATTTGATAAAGCTAATGGTTCACCAGAAGTATGGGATAGATTAGCTGAATTAAGAGGAGATGATTGTTGTACTTATCACGCTAAAACATTTAAAAAACATTTTGCAGATTGGAAAAATCATTTAACTTCTTTATGTAGTGGTGATTATATTTTCCAAATAGACGCAGATGAAATACCTCATAGTATTTTAATTGAAGCATTACCAGAAATACTTAAAAGTAATCCTGATAATGAAGTATATTTAGTACCGCGTGTCAATACTGTTAAAGGTATAATGACAGAGCATGTTAAAAAATGGGGTTGGAGATTATCAAATGAAGGATGGGTAAATTGGCCTGATTATCAATGGAGAATTTGGAAAAACAAACCAGAAATAAAATGGGTAAATAAAGTACATGAAAAATTAGATGGATTCTTAACTTATGCACCATTACCTAAAGCAGAACAATATGCCTTGTATCATCCTAAGACTATAGAAAAACAAGAAAAACAAAACGCATTTTATGAAACCATCTGAAACAATACCTTTATTTAAAGTTTTTATGGCTGACACAGCCGCCCCTGAAGTTACTAAAGTACTTAATAGTGGATTTATAGGGCAAGGTCCTAAAGTAGACGAATTTGAAAAACAACTACAGGATTATTTTAATTTTAAAAATATACAAACTTTAAATGCAGGTACTTCAGCATTACATATGGCTCTTCATTTACTTAAAAAACCTAAACCACATTGGGATGAAGATGTATTTCAAGGAGTTGCTTATGTTTCACATAATTGGCCAGGTTTAGAACCAGGTGACGAAGTATTATGTACAGCTATGACTTGTACAGCTTCTAATTGGCCCGTTTTAGCTAATGGTTTAAAAATAAAATGGGTAGATATAGATCCAAAAACATTAAATATGGATCTTGATGATTTAAAAAGGAAAATTACTCCAAAAACTAAAGTTATTATGGCAGTTCATTGGGGTGGTTATCCAATTGATCTAGACAAATTAAGAAGCATTAGAACCAGCTTTAGAAAAGAATTTGGTTGGGCCCCAGCTGTAATAGAAGATGGTGCTCATTCTTTTGGATCCAAATATAAAGGTAAATTTATAGGTACCAATGATAATTTAACTATGTTTTCTTTACAAGCAATAAAACATGTTACTTCAATTGATGGTGGTTTATTATTTAGTCCTCATCAAGAATTACATGACAGAGGTAAGTTAATTAGATGGTATGGTATTGATAGAGATGGTGATAGAAAAGATTTTAGATGTGAAGCAGATATTCCTGAATGGGGTTATAAATTCCATATGAATGATGTTTGTGCTACTGTAGGTATAGAAAATTTTAAACATTTAGATAATATAATTTCTAAACATAAAGAAAATGCTGCTTACTATGATAAACATTTACAAAACATTCCTGGTGTTACTTTATTAGAAAGACAAGAAGGATTTGAATCGGCTTTTTGGATTTATTCTTTATTAGTAGATGATAGAGATGGTTTTTATAAATACATGGATGAATGTAACATTTCAGTTTCTCAAGTACATGAAAGAAATGATAAACATACTTGTGTTAAAGAATTTAAAACGGAATTACCTAATCTAGATAAAACCATAGGTAAAATAGTTAACATTCCTGTAGGATGGTGGATTACTTCAGAACAAAGAAAATATATTGTAGACTGTATTAGAAAGGGCTGGTAGTGGATAAATTCGATTACATAGTAAATTTTTGGTTTGGCCCCAGAGGTTCTAAAAAGGAATACACATATGATTTAAAAACTAAACAGGCAAAACAATTAAAAACCAATTATGGTGCCTGGTTTCATAATATTAGTCATTATTTTACATTACATGCTCATTGTAAATTTCTTACTAAACATAAAATTAAAAACCTTAAAAATGTAATATTTGTTATTAACTTAACTAATGAAGATAAATATAATAATGTATTAAATGATGTTAATGAAATTGTTGAGTGGTATAATTTAGAAGATAAAGTTACAGTAATAAAACATGATAATAAACACCATTCTTATGGTGCTTGGAATGAAGGTCTAAAATATTTAGTTAAGAAAAGTTTAGAAAATAGTAACAGCAAAAGTTTATCCGCTTTATTAGCAAGACCAACTTCAAAATATGCTTTTCTTTGTGAAGATGATTATGTGCCTACTGATGGAAAGTTTTTTAAACCATTTTTTAATAAATTTGATAATGATCAAAATTTAGGATTTGTAGCTCAACACGTTGGAGATATTCGTATTTCATTTGATATTAAATCTAAATTTAAAAATGCTAATGATGAACCTTACGATAAATCATATCCACGCCATAATGAAGATGTTAGACATGCAATGGTAAGTAATGGTTTCATTAAAATGAGAGTGTGTAAAGAAATATATGCTAAAAAAAGTAAAAAATTTATTTTAAAATTAGATAAACCAAACATTTATAATAGATTAAGTGATAGAGCTTGGGAGCAAGTTCTATTTACGCGCCATATTGAAGAATTAGGATATAAAATTGATGGTATTAGTGATTCATGTTATATTCCTTTTGATGCAAATAATTCTAATAAACATCTTAATTTTGGAAAAAAAGAATGGTATGCTCCTATTAAACCTTATACTTATCCTGAAGAATTAGGTTTAAAAAAATTAACAGAAAATGATCTTAGTTGGTTTTTAGATATTAGAAATGATGACTCAACTAGAAATTATTTATTAAATAATAACCAATTTACACTTGAGGAAGCTAAGAAATGGTTTAAAGGATTATCTAAATCACCTCTTTATCCTTATTTTATTATGTATTATACTTCTCGTAGGGTAGTAGAAAATAATATGAGAGAATATAATAATATTAGAACTGTTGAATATATAGAAAACCAACATAATGTTGGTTATGTTAGACAATATTGGAGAGAAATAGATGGAGAAAAAATTATTGAATTAGGAGCTGATGTTCACCCAAAACACAGAAGAAAGGGTTATGCAAAGGCTGCTTATATTAAATTACTTAAAAACCTCGAATCTGCCTGTTTGTGGGTTTTTGAAGATAATTTTGCTCGTAATCTTTATTTTGAATTAGGTTTTAGAGATAATGGTAAAACTAAAATTAACAGAGGCAGAAAAGAATATCAAATGATATGGAGAAGAAAGAATTAAAATTTTTAATTATATTTTTTTATTACAATAGACCAGATATGGTTAGAAATGCTTTAAACAGTATTAACAAGCTAACTTATAAAAATTTTGAAATAGCTTTTATTGATGATGGAAGTGAAACAGAAGGAGAACCTATTGTTAGAAGTATTTTAAAACCTAGTTTTCTTAAAAAAGTAAAATTTATTAATACAAATGATACTGTAGAAGCTAAAATAGCTAGAGAAGGAAGTGAAATAGGAAAATATGCTAATGAAGCAATTAAAGAATCAGATGCTGATATAATTTTTATGTTATGTGATGATGATGCTATTGTTCCTGATTATTTAAACAGTTTAAATCGGTTTTATAATTATAATCCTAATATTCACTATGCATATTGTAAACTAAAATATTATGACCCAACAGAAACGAGTTATACACGAGCTAAACCAAATGAAGAAGATATAACTACCAAATTAATACAACCAGTTACAAATTTAGATTCATCTCAAGTAAGTTGGAGAAGACAAAGTATGATAGATAAAGATTTTTGGTTTCCATATCCAAGAACAAGAAATTTAGATGCTGTTTTATTTGTTCATTTATGGCATCATTTTAAACATTGTTCTCCATTAAAAGAATATGGTCAATATAAAGCTATCTTTGATGATCAATTGGGTAATAGAAAACATGGTTATTATCAATTAGATAAATGGCATAATGGAAGTGAATATGCTGGAGTAGAAAAAACTCCATTAGATAATGATCCCAATGATGAATATAAAGTAAATGTCAGATAAAGATAAAATAAAAGAAGGTATTAAAAATTTGAGTAAATACTACTCAGAACCTAATTTTAAGGTTAATGAATCGTTATGGAAATTTTGTCCTTCGGATCATTTACTCCATATTCATATTCCTAAATGTGCTGGTACTTGGTTAAAACAAATCGTTTATAATTCACCCTCTGGTACTCATAGATTTAATCATGGTCATCTTCCTGCTGCTATTCAAAGATTAATGCTTGAAGATAGGGGTTATAAATGGGATCAATTTAAACCCTGGGCTATTGTAAGAAATCCTTGGGATAGACTTTGGTCAGCTTATAAGTACACTAAATGGGGAGGAGTAGAAGTTAATTTAAGACCAGTAGCGGAAACAAGAGGAAAATTTGAATTAAAATCTAAAAATTATATTACTAATAGTAAGTTATATGTTCCTTATACTGAAAAGTTACCTATACATCATTTCCATTTAGATACACTTTATAGTTGGGAAGAAGAATCAACTGAAAAAGTAGAGCTTGGATGGTTAAAAAACCAAAATATAGGAAAAGATTTTAAAGAATATGTTACAACTTTATGGAAAAAAATACCAAGTAATAAAATAAAAAAAGAAGATAAAAAGCCTTGGTTTAGACAAATTGAAAAAAATATTTATTTAGACCCACAAATGACTTTTTTAAGAGATAAAATTGATTTTGGAGAAGTTATTGTTCCTCATATATTTCGTCATAATGAAATTAAAAAATTCTTAAAATGGGCTGAGTCACAAAGTAAAGATAAATTTATAACTAAAAGAACTAACCAAAAAAAATCATATAATACCTCAATAAATAGGATCCATTATTTTAATGTTTATGATGATGATATGATTAATATGGTAGGTGATTTATATAAAGAAGATATTGATTATTTAAATTATAGTTTTGAAGAATAATGTTACAATTTAAAATAAATAATGATCAGGTTATCAACGATGGTGAAGTAGATAAATTAGGAATACCATTAGATAAAGTAAATACTGTTTTTCCTAATGATCTTTATGATGGTTGGTTTCCATTTACTAGATTATGCTTTTCTTTAGGTGATTGGGCTGTAATAAGTGGGTTACCTCAAGCATTAAAATCTAAATATCCCCATCTTAAATTTGCTTTACCTTCTAGAAATTATTTAGAACAAATATTTGGTAATGCTATAGGTCAATGGAGTTATGGTAATAATAATCCTTTAGATTATATTGATTACATATTTAAAAATAATCCTTATGTTTATTATAGATTTGAACCTGGAGACTTTGATGTTATTTTTACTGATCATGATAGAGCCTATACTGATGATATTAATATTCCTTTAACTGAACAAATACTATTAAGATTTGGATTTACTCAGGATGAATTAAGTAAAATAGATTGTAGACCACATTTATATTTTGATAAAGATGAAAATCCTAATCCTACAATTAAAGATGAATATGGTTGTTTATTATTTGCTTCTAGAATAGAAAAATTAAAAGGTAGATGGGATGATAAAAATTTAATTAAAGAAGCTAGGAAATATAAAGATACTCCCGTATATTATTATAGTGAATTTGATTTAAAAGATACAGAATGGGATGAATTATTTCCTATTCGTTATGATTTAGCTAAATTAAGTTTAAGAGAACAATTAGTAATTAAATCAAGAGCTAAATTTAATATTGGTTATCAAGCTGGGATGAATGATGCTATTAGTAAACATTCTAATAATATTATTTTAACCCCCTATGATAATATAAAAGAAAATATAATAAGAAATGTTAAATATATCCACTTTGATGGAACAATAAAACAAATTTAATGGCGTACTTAACCACAGAATTACAAACAAAATATCAATTTAATATTGATGTTGTTACTCAATTAGAAAAGGAGTTTGGGGATGATTATTATGATTTAGAAGCAGAATATAATGAATACTGGAATAGTGTATTGATGAATCAAATAATTCATGAATCATCTGGTGGTCAAGGTAAATTTGCTGGCGCCGGCCCTATAGATTATAATGAAGGTAAAATAATTTATTTTTATATTAGATTAAGAAAACCAAGAAATGTTTTAGAAATAGGATTTGCTAGTGGAGTAAGTTCAGCTTTAATTGCTAAAGCATTAGAAATGAATGGAAATGGTAAACTTTATACTGGTGATTTAAATAGTGCCCCTGACCATAAGTGGATTATAACTGATTTTAAGTATTATATTGAAAAAGGAACTATAGTACCTACCTATCCTATTGATGGGGTTCAATTTGTAGAAGAATTTGATGAAAAAATCCCTATTGATTTAACATTTTCAGATGCAAGTCATGAAAAATCATTTTGTTATCATTTAGCGTGTTCATTATTTGAAAAATATCCTGATGCATTACATTTATATCACGAATATTCATTTTCACCTCTATCTACTAATGATTATAAACAATTTATTAGTGCTAAACAAAATCACCAACACCAAACATTTTATGAGCGCGAGGCATTTGAAGAACATTTTGATGAAGATTACTATCAGCATTATGGTTTTTATGGTAGTTGTGGTTTAGGTGTTGTTAAAAAAAGAGAAAATAATGTAGCTATGAAAGTTTATTATAGATTATCTAATTTAGAAGCTAGTATACCTAAGAAAAAAATAAAAAATGCTACTAAAGAATATTGTTTAACTAATTGTATTATGGAATTTGGTAAAGATAATATTACAATTGTAGGTGATAGATTAAATGATGAAACCAAAAATTATGTTAATAGCTTAGATTTAAGATTAGTTGAAGTTGATAATGGAACAGGTGCTGGTACTTTTAGGGATGCATTAAATTTAGCTATTGAGGAAAACGATGATGATACAATGGTTTATTTACTTGAAGATGATTTCCTCCATAAACCAGGCTCTAAAAAATTATTAAAAGAGGGTATTAAACGTTATAAAATGTATACTACATTATATGACCATCCAGATAAATATATTAATGCAAGAGATGGAGGTAATCCTCAAATTGATATGAATGCTGAAATAACTAGGCTTTCTAGAACTAAATCCATACATTGGAAACTAACTAATAGTACAGTTATGAGCTTTGCTACTTATGTTTCTAGACTTAAAGAAGATTTAGATTTAATTAAAAAATATTCAAGTGAAAAAATTACTGATTCATATGGTTTTTTTACTGAATTAATAAATACAAAACAAATTGGTGTAGTAAGTAGTGTTCCTGGTTATTCAACACACTGTGAAACTAATTGGTTATCACCATTAACAGATTGGACAAAAATATGATAAGTTTAATTATACCAACATATAGAAATCCTGATTATTTACATTTATGTTTACGATCAGCTATTGAACAACAAACTAACGAAAATGAAATAATTGTAGCCGTAGATGGTTTTATGGAAGAGTCTAGAGATGTTTTAGATGATTTTATTGATGAAATAAAAATTTTAGATTTAGGTCATAATCAAGGAATGCAAACGGCTCTTAATTTAGCTGTAATGAATGCTACTAATGAAAAAATTTGTATTATAAATGATGACAATGTTTTATGTAAAGGTTGGGATGAAATTATTGAATCGGAATTAAATGAAAAACAAGTATTAACTATAAATCAAATTGAACCTACTGGACCTGGTATATTTAATTTCCCAGTTAAAGATTTAGGACGTACCCCAAAAGATTTTAGGTATGATGAATTTATAGAATATGAGTTAAGATTAAGAGAAAAAGATATATTAACTAGAGATGGAGGAATATTTCCATTTGCAATGTATAAAAAAGATTATATGATTGTAGGTGGGTTTGATACAATGTATCAATCACCATTTATTTGTGATTGGGATTTTTTCTTAAAGTTAGATCTTAATAATATTGCTTTTTATAGAACACATTCAGGTCATTTTTATCATTTTGGTAGTACAGCTACTAAAAATGGTAAAGAAGGAGAAAAATTTAAGGCTACTGAAGGACCAGCAGCTGAAATATTTATGTATAAATGGGGTATCCCTCCTAGGTTATTTGAAAACTTATCACATAACCCAAAGGATAATAAAGTAGTAAAAGGTATTAAATATGAGTAAAAAAACAGTTTTAATTACAGGTGTAGCTGGTTTATTAGGTAGTAGATTAGCTGATTGGATTATTGAAAATAAATCAGATGAATATCAAGTTATAGGTGTTGATGATTTAAGTGGAGGTTATAAAGATAATATCCATCCAGACGTTAAATTTTGGCAGATGGATTTAGTAAATCATCCTATAGAAAATATATTTGAAGCACATAAAATAGACTATGTATATCATTTTGCTGCTTATGCTGCTGAAGGATTATCGCCTTTTATACGTTCATATAACTATGATAATAACTTAAAGGCAACAGCCCGATTAGTTAATGAGTGTATAAAAAACGATGTTAAAAGATTGGTATTTACGTCTACAATGGCTGTGTATGGTCATGGTGAAGGTGGTATTTTCCATGAAGATATGATTAGAAATCCAATTGATCCTTATGGTATTGCTAAAATGGCATGTGAAAGAGATATAGAAGTAGCTAATGAACAACATGGATTAGATTACTGTATAATTAGACCCCACAATGTTTATGGTGCCAAACAAAATATTTGGGACAAATATAGAAATGTTTTAGGTATTTGGATGTATTATTTACTTAATGATCAACCTATAACAATATTTGGAGATGGGACACAACGTAGAGCTTTTAGTTATATAGACGATTCACTTGAACCTTTATTTAGAGCACATTTAGAACCTAAAGCATCTAAACAAATTATTAATTTAGGTGGTATTGAAGATTATAGTATACTCCACTGCGCTGAAGTATTACAAAAAGTAACAGGTAAAGGTGAAATAGTTCATTTAGAAAAAAGACATGAAGTACATACAGCAGTTCCTACTTGGCAAAAATCAGTTGATATTTTAGGTTTTGAATATAAAACATCACTAGAAGAAGGTTTAATGAGAATGTGGGATTGGGCTCAATTACAGCCTATGAGAGATAGGTTCATTTGGGAAGATTATGAAATTGAAAAAGGTATATATAGTTTTTGGAAAAATAAAAAATAAATTATGAATATAGGAATAATAGGTCAAGGTTTTGTTGGTAATGCTAT